GACATTGACCTTGGGTTTGACATCCGAGTGATCAAGAAGCTCAAGCTAGGGGGCGTTGACTCCGAGTCCCTCAGGGCAGCTACCAAGGAAGATCGTGCTGCTGCCAGCGCCTTCCTGGTGGAGAATGTCCTTGGCAAGGACGTCATTTTGAGGGTCATTCGTAGGGGGGACTACTTCTATGCAAGGATCTCTACGAGCACTCTTCCTAGTGTGACTGACACCATGTTCGAGAAGGGTCTGTTGACTGCCTTCAAGAAGCCGGAACTCTAGGGAGTAGGCTTTGTCCAAGATCTTCCCAGCTGCCGTTGCTGCTACGATGAGAGGGAACACTGACACCCTTATTGAGTGTATCGGTCAGGATGTCACCCTCTACAAGGTAGCGACCACTGCTCTGGATACTCTTGGGGACAAGAAGACCTTCACCTATGCAGACCCGATAGAGACTCAGTGCAAGATCCATTGGACACCTGAGATCAGAAGGCTGAAGGAGCTGGGTCTGTACGCGGAGGGGGAGTCCCTCCCCATTCTCTGTTACTTCAAGTTCGAGGATGACGTACACGTGAATGACTACATCCTTCTCCCCTTCGAGTACCAGACTGCAGATATCATCACCAACACTTTCACAGTAGCGGATAGGAAGTTGATAGGTCAGGATGCTGAAGCCCGGGCTGTCTACATCATAGCCCCACGGAGGAGATAGCGTGTACTCTGCACTGATTACGTTCAAGGAGAAGCGTGAGGGTGGACATCTTGTCCTAGTCATTTCTGTTCCTCGCCGGGTATTCACCTACCTGAGAGCAGCTCGCCCAGAGGACGTCAGGCTAGCCTTCGAGCACTGTGAGCTTGAGGGCAAGCCCGTAGAGGTCACAATTTCTGCCAAAGATTTTGCTAGGTTGCTTGAGAAGAAGAAATGCTAAGGGTCACAGCTACCCACCTTGTGCAGGAAGTTTCTGATCAGTTTGGCTTCACTGCCATAGATCCTAGGACTACAGGACCGAGGGATGTCCTGTTCTGTCCATCAGCAGTCGCCTTCAGGATCAGGATGGAACAGATTGCCGAGCTGAAGAGGAACGAACCTTCCAACTACGAAAATGATCATAGGAATCTTCTGTTCCCTTTCATGTCGGTGTACAGGACTAGGGTCATGTACGCCAGGGACCGGTCCAACGCCACTGCAGCCTTCAAGGGAGCCAAGTACGAGAGGGATGATGACCTAGACATCTACAAGAAGTACAAGATGGTGCCCTGTGACATGAGCTTCGAGCTGCACTACTATTCGGACAAGGTTGACGAGGGAGAAGGGGCGATTGAGGACTACCTCAGATGGGCTGCCCCTGCCAACCAGCTGTCCTTCGAGGATAATTCGGGGGTAACATTCCGTTTGCCTATAATCTTTGAGAATCCTGTCACTACGGATGACCCCGAGTTGGGACGTCAGTACGACATAGGGGTCATCTACCATTCTGTGTATGGGGTGACCGTGAGAGGGTGGGTAACGGAGGACCCAGGACAGGAGATCAAGACTATTCTGTCCATTCACTTTGACGTGTACTACTACCGTAATAGTGATACTAGTACTGCTAAGCTGTTGGAGACGAAAGAGATAAGCTAGGAGGTTGCTGATGCCAGCTCCCAGAGTAGTCAAGTCAGAAGTTGACCTCTCTACCATTGTAAGAGGAGGATCGACTTCTGTAGGTGCTCTTGTTGGCTATGCCCTCAAGGGCAGAGTCGATGAGCGTGTCCTTGTAACCTCCTCGAAGGAGTTCGTGGAGGAGTTCGGAGAGCCCGTTCCAGGCAACTACTTCCACTACACTGCCCTGGCTTTCCTGAGGACTCGAAGGCTCTGTACGTTGTTCGTGTCCACAACGGGGCACTCTACAGCGGGGCAACCTTCAAGGACTCAGGGGCTACCGAGGCCAACGCTGCGTGGCTGTCGGGGGAGTCTAACCCAACGGCCTACAGTTTCGTCGGGGATGACGCCTTTATAGTCTACGCCCGTGGTCCAGGGGTCGATGGTGACAGCATTAAGGTAACGGTTACGGATGTAGATGTTGCTGACCATACCTTCGTCATCACAGTCTACTACCTGAACTCAGACACCGCTGTCTATGAGGAGGTAGAGGAGTGGACTGTCAGTAGGAAGACTCTCCAGAAGGATGGATACGGAGTTTCACAGTACCTGGAAGATGTCATCAACGACGTCTCCAAGTACATCAAGGTCACGGACAACACTGATTTGGACGAGGACAATAGCCCTAAGGAGCAGGCCACGGCTCTCCAGCTTGCTGGTGGAGATGATGGCTCTGCTGTTACCTCGACCCAGGTCAACACTGGATGGGACCTGTTTGCGGACAAGAACGCAGTCACCGTCAACATTCTACTAGCTGGTGGTTGGACTGCGGCTTCCACAGTCTCCAAGATCGTTGACGATGTGGCTGCTGTCCGTGGAGACTGCACTGCCAAGATCGATACTCCGTACTACGTATCACAGTCCTCAGACGCTATCGCTTGGGCAGCTACGCTCTCAGTTTCCAATCCGAGCTACTACACAGCCTACTACCCATGGCTGAAGGTCACTGACGAGTACAATGACAAGACGGTCATTGTTCCCCCAAGCGGGTACACTGCCGGTGTCCGCGCTCGTACCAATAAGGTAGCCAATGTCTGGTCTGCTGCCTATGGCCTCAATCGTGGTGTCATCAACGCTGTGGCCCCTGTGGTCTACATCGATGAGACCAACCAGGATCTCCTGTACGATGCTCAGATCAATCCCATCATCCGGGTTCCGGGGGTTGGTGTGGTGGTCTGGGGCCAGAGGACTGGGCAGGCCAAGGAGTCTGCTCTGTCCGGTGAAAACGTTCGCTGCCTGCTCAACTACTGGGAGACTGCAATCGAGGCGACACTGCAGTACTACCTAGGCGAGGAGAACACTGAGTTCACTCGTACCCAGGTCAAGCAGGCCTGTGACAACTTCACCGATCCGCTCGTTGCCAAGGGTGCCTTCTACGACGCCCAGATCGTCTGTGACGAGACCAACAACACCAGTACGACCATAGATGCAGGTGAGCTGCATGTGGACGGCTATGTCCAACCGGTGAAGATTGCAGATAGGATTCCGTTCAAGATCGTCATCACTCGTACAGGCGTGAACCTGCAAGAGCTAGCTAGCTCTGCTGTAGTCTAGGAGGTAACCAGTGGCTACGATCAACGAGGTCCGTAACCTGACGTCACCCGCCAGAGTGTCTCTGTGGGAGGTCATGCTCCCGAGAGTCCCTGGCGGGTCTGTCTCCATGACCCAGGAGCTTACCCTTCGAGCAAGACGGGCACAGTGGCCTGGTGTCGAGGTCCCTAGCTACGAGAGCTGGTTCAAGGGCTGTGCTATCAAGCATCCATCAAAGATCAACTTTCCTCGTAAGGTAACGTTTGAATTCGAGGAAGGTATGAACCTGGCTGTCATGAATCTGATGTATGGCTGGATGGGCACCTTTAGGAACTTCAAGTCAGGTCTCGGGGCTGGTGAGGATGGGTTCAAGACCGATGGCATCGTTAGGCTTATGAACTACGATGATGAGGTTCTTGCAAAGGCAACCCTGTACAACCTTTACATTGAGAGCATGCCTGAGATAGCTCTCGACCCCGCACAAGACGCTTCCATCATGATTCCAGTCACGTTCTCGTATGATTTTTGGTTGTTTAGCTAGAGGAGGAGAAGCAGGTGCATGATCTCTGTCACTACCGTAAGGGAGGTTTCCGCCCCGGTATCCGCTAACCAGTGGGAACTCCTGATCCCCCACTTTCCCTCCGTAATCAACTATCCATCAATCAACTTCTCCTACCAGTGCAGGGACGTCTTCCTGCCTGGAGTTGATGTTACGTCTGAGACGTTGCGCTGGCAGATGTGGGCTTACAACATTCCTGTTAGGAAGGACTACCCAAGAGAGATTCAGATCAAGATGGAGGAGAATAGGGAGTTCCCGATAGGCCCTGTTCTCCTTGAGTGGTGTACCCTGGTTGGGGACGAACGTACTGGAACTGGGTACCCCCCGTCAGCGATGACAGCTACTGTACTGGTGCGCCTTGTGAACTACGATGATACTCCTATCTTCACCTACGTCCTGGCCAATGCCTTCCCAAAGAAGGTAATCGATACCCCCCTTTCCTATCAGGAGGACGCAGCTGTGGTGTACAACGTACTGTTCTCATACGACTACTACATGATCGAGTAGGACATGCCAGCAAAGCTACAGCTAGTACGAGAAGTCCTTTCCACCGCCCAGCTAGGCTTCCTGTGGAAGCTCTACTTCCCGTTCGATGGTACCTGGGGGACTCTGACTGGTACTGAGTTCCTGGAGTTCTTAGCCAGGACCATAACCTTCCCAGGGATCAAGTCGGAGGCTACCAGCTACATGGCAGGAGGTGTGGAGAGGCACGTAGTGGAGAACGTGCAGCGGGGCGGGGAAGTTTCCGTAGACTTTGTGGAGAACGAGCTTGGTACCGTTGACAGGTACTTCAGGAACTGGGTCACTCTGAAAGTGGACAACGGGGCTGCTTGGTCCTCCAGAGCTATCAACCCGAAGGACACGTACACGAAGACAG